AATTCTAATCTACCGACATTGATTGTTTCTGTAATCATTTCGGGTTGTAATAAATCTTCGTCTTTTAGGAATCTGTAGAACTTCTCGTATAACTCTTCTGCTTGTTCATTGTCTAAATCACATTCTTCTTTAAGTAATAAAAGTGCAGTAACATATGATGCAAATTGAGTTTTACCGAATGGAACTTTGTTGATTATTTTTTTAAGATTGAATACCAATCTATGTAGAGGAGTGAGGGAAGACTTTTCTTTTTTTGTGACTGGTTCATTTTTAACCATTTTCCCGTTCTCGTCCTCAATTTCTTTGATTCTGTTTCCGTTCATGTCAATAAAACCAAACTTAAAAGCCTGCATTTTATTCCAAGGTGTGGTTAACATCTTAAGAATTCGGAATACTATGAGTGTGTCGACTATACGCATATAATCTATTTAGGTATTTTTAAAGGTCTCTTAACCGTTCTGCTAACTTTTCGTCAATTTGAATTTCAGTTTTCCAACCTTCTTCTATGTATCCTAGGAATAATAACATAGTTTTTATAGAAGACCAGTAGTTGTTATCTTTGATTTTGAACTCTAACATTCTCATGCAAGCGTCATATCCAAAGACATTAAAGATACATATGAGGTGATTCAGCATTAAACGCTCACGTAATTCACCATTTTCATGGTATCTATGTAATAATCTTTTAAGGTATCTGAATCTGCGAAGGTCTTCTTGAAAATCCTCTATGTCTTCACATTGAGGGTCGTCATAGTGCTTCATTGCATATGCCGTAAAGTTTTTTGCTGTGATTTTGTCAAATAGACTCATAATGTAATAGTATGTAGGTGTCCCCGAAGGGACACTACTTTAAACTAAAGAACCGATAACTTTATATGTTCCGTTTTCGTTCTGTTCGTATTTCACGTTAAGTGATACGATTTTTTCTTCTCTTTCAAATTCGTCATGAGGTGTATCAACTGTTTTACCAGTTACAACACCATATCTGTTGAATTGAATGTCGAAAGAACCATTACCTTCAGTGAATTCTATGTCTGATTCACCTGTTTTGTTTAGTCCTAATAGAGAAAGTTTTGCTTCCATTTGTGCAACACAGGCTTTTGGATTTAACCATTCTGACACTGCAGCTTGACCTAAGATTGCATTAACCTTAGCTTTAACGTCTGCATCGTCTATATCATGTGGTACCTTTTCTGAACTGAGTCCAGCTGAACTTGCAAAAAGTCCAAGACCGTCTGTTGGAATCTGACTTCCACCGTCTTCCAAGATAAAGTTTTTAAATGTTTTCATAATTTATCCTCTATTAACTATCTGATAATACTGTATCGTCATCAACATCAGGTGTATTCACGTCTGAGTCGTCATCAAAGTCAGCAACGTCAGCACCCATTGAACCTGAAGACATTGCAACCAATGTTTCAAATTGAGTTCTTGACCCTACTACTTTTCTTAATACCCAACCTTCAGAATTTACACCAGCAGTCGCACCGACCTCAGCTGTATCAGCACCGTAACATTCTGCTTTATCAGCAGTGTTAAGATATTTTGGTTTAGAAGCTTCGTTGTCTAATAATCCCCAAAGTGCCATTTTCTTCTCCTATATTATGCAACCCTTAAGATTGCTTTAAATGCCTTATCAAAAGACTTTTTGTCTTTTTGTAATAACTGTAGGTATTTAGACCGAAGGGGTGTCTTAAGCTTCATTAAAACGTCATGAACTTTCACCGCATCGGAGTTTTTTACCTTAATTTTCTTCATATCGTCTGTTCTGACTTCACCGTCCTTGGTTCCGTCTTTGAACTTACGTAATTGCATTAGCATTGCAGCGTCGGGTCTATTCTGAACCCCTTTTGCTTTAGATTGAAATGCATCTAATGCTCTTTGATACACCTCGTCTTCTTCAGCTTCTGCATACTTACCTTTTGCCATTGTAGATATTTTATCTAACTTGTCTTTTAAATCTTTCTCGTTCTTTGCTTGTGATACTGCACGTGCAATCTTCTTATTACCTGCGTCTGACATCATTCCAAAGTCACCAATCTTTTCCATGACTGCATTGACTTTTTTTGCGTCTGTTTTAACGTATCCGAGTTTCTTAAGTTTCTCTTTAAACGTTCTGTATCTTGCGTCTACTTTATCCATTATGAGTCTAAGTCCACTTTACCGTCCCATTTGCCTTGTTCTATTTCTCGTATCATGTCATAACATGCTTTTTCAACTTCTTGTAGACCTTTAAATATATTAGATGGGCCGTATGCACGATTGTTATATTGAAACTTCTCGTGGTCTTTGTTAATCTTTTCAATAGACTTTAAAATCTTTTTATAACCATTGATTTCTGATTTTCTATCGAACTCTGAGTTCTTTTTTTCAGCAGGACTTTTACCATGAAAATTTATTCTTTCGTCTAAGTCTACTGTTGTCTCTTCTTTATTTAAAAGTTTTTGAGTGTTTACTTTACCAATCAATGAGACGATTACATCTCTTGCTTTAAGGACTGCTTCGTAATCTTTATTATACTTCATGTCCCTAAGTTCTTTGTCACCCATTTTAGCAATCTTCTGATAACCCTTTAGAACTGCTTGCATATCTTTAGATAGTTTTTTCAGTGAATCAACTTCTTTTTGTTGCACTTCTTGTAAGTGCATCTCACGATATGTTTTAAATAAATCTTTCATGTTATGTTGCATTATACATGTCTTTACCATTCGAATACTTCATCATTTCTTTCTTCAAATTGTCATAGATTTCGTTTCTCATGTTCATAAGGTCTTTAGTCATAGAACCGTATTCCATATGCATCTTACTAATTAATTCTAGTTTTTTTCCTGCCTTCCTATCACCTACTGCTTTTGCAATATGCATAAGTGATAATGTGTGTTCGTTTCTATCGGTAAGTTTTGCAACTATATCGATATCTTTCTGTTTGAACTCTTTTTTCTCTTCAAGGGTTTCAGATTCCCACATTTGTCTGTATGAATCCATAATAGATTCGTTTTTCTTTTTCTTTGCAATTGCAATTGCAGCTTGTTGAGCTCTTGATACTGCATTACCTTCTACTTTGATTGGAGGAGATTTCTTAAACTTCAATCTTCCTTTACCTCTTTTGAACTTTTCAACGATTACATTTGTATGGTAATCTACTGACTCTAATTTTGCTTTTACTGGAGACTTATCGTCTTTTTCATTTGGATTATCTTTCATATACCAATCTCTTGGCATTTGAACAATCTCGTGATTTTTGAATTTCAAAACACCACCAGTCCAATCTGTTAATTCTTTCTCTAAAACGTCTCTTAAGTCTGTTCCAGCTTTAATCTTATTGTATTTCTTCATGCGGTCAATATATTCTTTACTATGCACACTTCCTCTGTCATAGAAATCATTTTCTCCACCCTTAAGTGTAGTCTTGTATGCATCTATATCGTCTGAGAATGAATCGTCACCGAAGTGTGCATCTGCTTGGACGTGCCATCTATGAACGGATTGTGCATCTTTGAAGTTTGCTGGTTTACTTAAGAACTTATTGAGTTTAACTAGTTTAGTATATGAATCGGGGACTGCCCATGTTCCTTCTTGTAGGTTTACTTCTTCTGCAATATTGTCACCCATTTTCTGCATCATTTTTTGTGCAAGGTCAACAAGTGTAGAGATATTTGACTTCTCCATTTTCTTTTTGTTTGAGTCGTTTACTTTACCATAGATTTGTGAAATCATTGAAGCAGTAAACATATCAACCATTATACCACCGACTTTAGCTGCACCCTTAGTGTCAACTATCTTTTGGATATCAGGCATAAGATTCTTACCTTCTGACAATGTTCCTTCGTCAATAATTGACATTATGAAGTCTTCTGCATCGTCTTTACTACCCACTTCACCTGCTTGTGAAGCCCATGTTAGTAATTCGTCTTCTACTTTTTTAGGTAAATCTTCATCGTTTTTTCTGACTGAGTCAATTGCACGTTTATGTTTTGTGATAAGTTTTTTCCAATCTCTGTCTCTTGGATACATTTTGATTACTTTTTTGTAATCTTCGTCTAACATATTGAATGAATCTTTGAATGATTCTTCGTTTGCAAATTTAAGTGCAGTTTGAACTTCTTTTGATTTTAGGACTTTATCCCCATAATAGTCTCTAATGGATTTGATTGCAATATCCATTGCACCACCAAGGTCTAATGCAACCTCGACTGCTTTCTTAACTATTTTGTCTTTAACTTTGTTTCGTCTGAAATAGACTTGAATCTCACGTCCTGTAAGTTTCTGTTTTCCGTAAGGGCCGAGTGGATTAACTTTCCCGTCCTTATCTAATACCTTTTTTGCCTCGTAAAACAAATTCATGACTAGTCCTCGTCTTTATCTTCGTCATCGTCATCGTCATCGTCTGACTCGTCTTCGTCCTCTTTTTTCTTATCGATTGCTTTCTTTAACGCAGGTGGAAGTTCTCCTTCTTTTACTTCTTCTTTCTTCTCATCGTCACCTTTCCAGTTCTTATCGATATAGTCAAAGAATTCTTTTTTCTTTTCTCCATCTAATTCAGCAGGTGAAGTTACACCAAACTTTTTAAGTGTTGCTTGAAAGAAATCTTCGTACTCTTTTGAGTTCTGTAAAACCGTTCTAGACGCTTCTAGTAATTCGGGTGATAGACCCATTGATGTTAGTTTCATTGTTCTAATTCCCCTTTTTCGAAGTAGTCAAACATTTTCTGTTTACCTTCTGTTGTTAAATGTAATTGTTTTGCAAGTCTACCAAGCATATTTTTTTCTACGAGTTTTTCTGCAGATTTCTCTACTGATTCTTTTACTGGTTTTTCTTCTTGAACTTGAACTTCATCGTCTAATGGTTTGACACCAGCTTTCTTAAACATTCTTTGAAGGTCTTTATCCTTAATCATGTCTCTCTGACTGTTATCTGCACCCATAGCGAATGTAGTTTTCTTAAATCCTTTTGGATTTTGTTTCTGCATTTGGAGTGCAACTTTAACGTCTGTCATACTAAGAAGTTTTGCAATACCTAGTGATTCTGTTTCACTATCGGTTTTGAATACTTTCTTAATTGCATCACCCATTGAGGCTTCTAAGATTAACTCTTCTTCAAGATTAACGTCTTCTTCGAATCCAGTTAAAAGGTCGTTTTCGATATCTTCGTTAATTATTTCGTCTGCAGTCTTTTCTACACTACCTTCTTTTAAAGCAATGTGTCCACGGACTTGTTCTAGTTTTTCTTTCCAGTTTTCTGATTTATAACTCATAACAGTATTATTTATAATTTTTAGTTCTTTAGGTTCATAATATTGAGCAGTTTCTTCCTATCTCCTGCTCGTGAAGGTGTATTCTTTACTCCTTCGATAATATTTAGTGCAGTGTTCCAGTGCATATTTCCTTTTTCATATGACTTTAACACTCCACATTTAAAATCTCTGCAGACTTGTGGTCTGTTTTCATAGATTGAACACTTATTATCTTCCTCTAAATTGTCACAAGCTTGGAGTTTTACGTAAGAATGTACGGACTTTCTACCATTATCGGTTGCAATTAACTCTATACTTTTTAAAAGGGTTTTATCTTTCTTAAAATATCTACTCTCTTCAGGAGTAATTATCATTTGTTTGAATAACTTTCCATTACAACAAAGTCCACATTCAAGACACAAATCCTTCTTTTCTTTATTCCTGTTTTGTAAATGAATGTACATTTTCTATTCGAAGAACTAAGTCTCCTTCACCTTTTAATAATCTATGATACTGGTCTTTCAGTATGTAATAATCTTTCCCTATTTCCAATTCAACTGGTAGTTCGTCATCTTTCTGTAACTTCCAGCCTTCACCCCCTAATATATGAACGGTTCTGTTTGAATCGTCCCTATGCCAAACTAATTCCTCTACCTCTACGTCCCTTAGAAACGTTCTAATGACGTATTTCAGTTCAGTCCCGTGTTGGGTATATACTTGGTCTTTATAAGGGTTAGTCATCTATCTCGGGGTAGAAGTTATCAGACTTTTCGTTATAACCATAGAAACTTCCTTCTTTCTCTATATTAAACACACCTTGAACCCAATTGTCGGCACAATCTTCTGCATATGATTCTGAATGATTGTATAGTTGTCTTGTTTCTAAGAGTTTTTTCTCTTCGTATAGGTCTACTTCAAAACCTTCTTTTGACTTAAAGACTTCAGCATATCTGTCGTCTTTTGCATAAGTATGATATAATTCTTTTTTCATTATGTATCTCCATTACCAATAAAAATTTCCTCCGTCTGAAAGACCTAACTGTTTTGCATAGTAAGGTAATCTACATGCCCAATATGATGCAGTAGTTTTATCTTTCTGTTGTGAACACTTATGTCGTGCAGCGAAGGATTTTCTTGCTTTCTCGTTTCCGAGTTTCACTTTGAGACCTGTAGTGTCTCCCCATGTGACTTTTTTAATCTTTTTAGTTTGTGGGTCTCTAACGTATACATAGTATTTCTTAGGGCCACCTGCTTTTGGTTTGTTGAGTTCGGGTTCTTCTTCTTCGTTTATGGGTTCCCATTGAGGACAATCTAATGGTACTAACTCCCCCTCATATACTTCAAACTGTCCGATATCTGTATCTAAAATGTTCTTATCTACTTCGGTAAGTTTGTATCTGTCTTCTGTAACTAATCTACGTGCTTCTTTAATCGTTTCAAAATACATCATAGAACCTAAACGGAATGGATTGTCTAGTAGATTGGTTTTTTCTTGTTGGAGTGTATCAAGTGTTTCGTTGATTGCAATTTGAGAAAAAGTTTTCTTTGAATCGTGATATGACTTTTGGTTTTCTTTTACGTATTTTTCTACTGCTTGACCAGGCGTATCTTCTTGATATGCTTTTACTGTTTCGTCTGTACCCTGTTCGTGTACTCCGTTGTCGTGTTTATTTCCGTTTTTTGGCATTTGGTAAACACCCCTTTTCTTTAAGTTTTCTAAGTCTTGGTTCTGTTCTGTTGTATTTTTGAGATACAATTGATAGATTAGACTTGTCATTGTTCATAGGATTGTTATCCTTATGGTGTACGTCTTTTCCTTTAATGTCTTTTCTATCTTTAAGACTTCTACGTGCTTCATTTCTTTTTGCACGTCTTTTAATTTGTTCGGGGTCTGAGTGGTAATTCTCATACTCCTTTTTGTAATCTCTTTCTTCGTTTGTTTTTTCTGCAGCTTTTCTATCTGCTTCACGTTTTGATTGAATCTGTTTGTCTAGTGTTTCTTTTTCTTTTTGTTTTGCAACCTTCTCGGTTTCTCTTTCGTGTCTATCAGTAAGTGCTTCTAACTCTTCTTCATGTCTTTGTTTTAATCTCTCAAGTTCTTCAACTTGTTTTGCTTTTAGGTTTGCAGCGTCTACTGCAGCGTCTTCTGCTAACTCCTCACCAAACTTAAGGAATAGTTTTCCCTTCTCTTGTTTCTTATCGGTGACTTTCATTTTAACATATGAACCCAACTGATTAATCATTCCTAAACCTTTTTCGGGATTCTTTTCATATTCTTTTTCAATCATTTTTTTGATATTTTTGAATATGTAATCTAAAATACTTCTCCAATCAGTTACAAGTTTACCTTCTTTTATTGCTTCACCCATGACAAGTGAAGATAATTGATTGACAACAACTGATATCTGAGTAGTGTTCATTGTTGATAACACTTCTAATTGTTTTTTAGTTAGACCTTTAACTTTCTTAAGTGCTTTTTTGATATCAACTGCTTCTTCGATTGACTCTGATTTACCTTGTACTTTCTTTGCAAGGTCTTGGTCTGCACCACCCCATGTTCCTTTTGATTTTGTTACAAAGGAATTGACGCGTGCATGTCCCCACTGTTCGGGTGTAGTGCCTGGCCTGTGACCACCTTTCCAAGCTGCAACACCACGTTTGTAGACTTGTTTTAGAATACCAACTGGCATTCCACTCTTATCTGCTTTCTTTTGAAGTGACTTATCGGCTGCACCTTCTCCGAACATTTTCTTATACTTCTTAGTGTGTTGTGAAGGTTTAGTATCAGCTTGTGAATCGCCTGGTGCTGGTTTAAATGCATCTTCACCTTCTTTATCTTTATTATTAGCAAAGTGAGATGCACGTTTATCTTTTGTAGACTTAGACATTTCGTCTCCGTCTGCGTCTTTAGCATAATACTTCTTAGGTTGAGAACCTTTCTTGCCTTCAACTTCTTTGTCTTGTTGGGTCTTACGTAATTTTTCTCTAAGTTCTTCTAACATAATACTATTTAGTTCGTTTTGCATCCAACTCTCGTTGCTTCCATTGTAATGCAAGTTTGTTTTTAGGGAATGAAGTAGACCAACCTAACAGTTTACTGTATAGTGAATTTGCTTTTTTATCTAGTGTTGCAAGGTCGTCATCATTCTTAATCTCTACAAAGTCTTTACCAAAGATTGATTTATATTCTTTTGCATTTTTTTGTGCAGCGTCCCAATCTTGTTTTACAATCTCAGATGGTAATTTTCTAGACCTCAAGTCATTTCTTTTTTGTGCATTGTCTAGACTTGCATTAACAAATACCATTTTGTATTCATATCCTAATGTGTCTAACAGTTTTTTGTAGTTCTTAATCTTACCCGACTTTGCACTTGTAGTGTCAAAGATAAGACCTAGTCTTCCTTCGATATAGGATTCTAGATTTTTACCTGTAATACTTTTTGCTTTTGCACGGATAGGGTCTACTTTAGTAAAGTCTGCACCTCTAAGGTCAAGTGACATTCCTGCTTTCTTTAGTCCGTTCTCAAATGCTTTATCAGTGTTGACCATTTTTAAACCAAGTGCAGTCAAAGCTAATTTCTTTACGACTGCAGATTTACCACTGCCTGGCCCACCACTTAGGAAAACTGCTTTAAAGGTGCCTGGGTCATAGACTCCTTCTTTAACTAAATCTTCAACCATGTAGTGTGGTAGTGTTCCTTCTGCAATACCCATTCCTTTACGGATATCGTTATAAAGTTTCTGAATCAATCCTTTGTTCTTTGTTGGAACACCTTGTTTGAAATTATCAAAGTCACCCTTCTCTGCATATCCTCTGAGTTTACTTGCAGACATTCCACTGACATCATCTGAATCGGGGTCTCTTTCACCAGCAGATACTATATTGATTTCGTCAAACTTATAGAATCCGTGACGTGCTTTGACTCCGTTGTATTTGTTTAATAGGTTTTCAAATTCTCTAATTCTATCTGAACCGACAACCATTTTTATTCTTTTGTATTTTTTATTATGTAATTGTGTTGCAATCTCAAATACTGTTCTTGCATTTGCATCAGGAACAATCTTTCCAAAGAAATTTCTTAAGTATTTGATTTTGTCTTTATGTGATAGTGGATTTTTAACCCTGTCATTTGAGTGTGAAGTGAATAATAGAACGTCATCACCTTTTGATTCTTTCTTAAGTTTGTCTACTAACTTTGCATGACCTGTTGTAGGTGGATTGAATCGACCAAAGGTAAACACTACACCTTTGTCTTTAGCTTCTGTTAAAAATGCACTGAATGATTTCATTACTTATCCCACGCTTTTTGTGCAGTGAAGTTATTGAATGCAAATTCCATTCTATCTACGAGTTTAACTGCACTACCTGTTCTATCAATTGCAACATAACCTTCGGGGTTAACTACCTCGAAACCTGTTGCAGTCTTTTTAAAAGTTCCGATACTCTTTACTCTATTTAGGGATTCTATAATCATTTGTTTTGCAACAACCAAGTGTCCCATAAATGAAGTAAGATTAGTTATCATTTTCTTTAAACTTCTGAGTTCGTTATAAAGTTGTTCACCAATCTCTGTTTTAATCTGTTTTGTTTTTTCTGTTTTGACTTTACCAACTACTTTGTCTCTCCAATAGTTCTCAAAGTGTTTCATGTATCCGTCATAGGTTGGTTTGTATGAACCACCTCTGATAAGTGTATTACAATATGTTTTGTATGATGCACCAGCACCTTTTCTACCTATCTCTTCCTGTATTTTTTGGAACTTATCTAAATCCTTTCTTTTGATTCCATGAAAGGCTTTACCTGTTTTAGATAGTTCTTGTGTAAGTGCAAGTGTTTCCTTTGCAGTCATTGACCCTTTACCACTGACATCTTTGTATGTTGCATCGTCAATCCACACGTCTGAACTGTTTCCTAGTTTGGATATGTTTGCACCAAAACTTGCAGATAGGTCTTCTATAGTTCCACCACTATAGGTAGTGTGAAATACGATTCCCATTTTAGAGTTTGCAATCTTTTTACCTAAATCTGATTCTACATTGACTGCATACATGATTGTATTAGGTTGAAATGTGACGAAAGATTGTCCGTCAATCTTTTGCATTTTCTTATCATTGGTATACATTAAATCACCTTGCATGATTGTATTCCAAGATAGTTTAGATAGACATTGGAATGAAGTTAGAAACTTTTCTTGTAATTGACCCGAAAGGTCTGAGTTTTTAATTTCATGTTCTGAAGTATAGAATTTAGGTTCTTTATTGAATAATGATTTCTTTGCAACAAAGAATTGATTGGTTTCGGGGTGTTTACCACAAAAGATAGCAGGAGCTCCGTCCCATTTGACTGTCATATTAACACTTGAATTACTATTACCCTTCAACATGTCTCTAAGACCCTGTAAGAAGTTTATAGCACCACGACCACCATCAATCCCTTGATTGATAATCTCGTCTTCTAAATGTTCTAAATGTAGATTTTTTGCACCCATAATAGTAATTATACCACAATCTTGGTGATATTACTACTATTTATGGAAATTTATGACCCTAGGTCTTCTTCACCAGCAGCTATAGATGCATTGATAGCATCTAAGTCTGTTTGAAGTGCAGCGATATTTGCATCTATGTCTGTTACGACTTTATGGTCATCAGCATAGTCTGAACCCATATCTTCATGTCTTCTGAAATAATGTTGCAAGTAATCTGTATGTGAGTAATCGGCAATATCAGCAGGGAAACTATGTGAATCGTCTTTAGTTACTGAAGAATTTGCAGTTTTCCATGCAGTTAACCAACCAGTTCTACCTGTACCTGTCCAATCTGATAAACTTACTGTTGTTTTATCAGCACCAAAATCACTTGAATTAGGTTGTGATACAACAGAATAAGTACCACTTACACCTTTATACCAATTTTTATTGGTATTTAAAGCTGCAATATCAGATTCTAATTGGGTTTTTGCTGTTTCTCTTGACATATCTTCTCCGTGATTAACTATAGTGTATGTAATCTATGTTATTATTTAGGATTTTGCAAGGGGTGAGGAAGATAGTTTTGTCTCTATTTTTGCAATTTTTTTAGAAATCTTATCAATTTCTTTAATATCTTTAGATGCACGTGCATCTCTCAATTGTTTTTTGAGTTCAATTTTTTCGGTTATACTTGAAATAACCTCTGAACCTTTTATCACTTTCTTCATAGAACCATCTAGTATAACATTATTTAGGTGGTCTGTAAAGAGGGTTTTTATTTGAAGTCGTTAAAGTCCCTTTTTTGACCATCATTCCTTCCTCTATCAAACACTGGAGTGTCGTCATTATAACTCTCAGTATTCTCAAATAACTCTTCTTGAGCTTCTTGTTCACAATCATAGAGTTTCATTCTACTTCTATCAATACCGATTACAAATCTTTTGAAGATTGTAGGGTCATTGTATCTGTTCTTTAACTGTTTCACTACGAGTTGGTCTAGTTCTTCTAGTTCGTCACTGGTAATCAATGCAAACATTAAGTCTGCAGTTGCAGGCAATCCAAAGGATTCTGAAGTATCTTCAAGTCCTATATCTGTAGAACCAAATCCACTTCTTGTGGTTTGTGTTGCACTGACTAATGGAACGTCAAACTCCACTGCAAGACCTCTGAGTTCCTCTGCAATACTCTTTACTAGTGTGTATGAGTTTGCACCAGCTCCTGGCTTGATTCTATGTGAAGCACATATGTTCAGATAATCTACAAATATAATATCGGGTTGAAAGTCTTTTTTGATATCCAATTCTTGTAATAGGTGTCTGAAGTGTCCTACATGTGCAGTTGCAGTTGGATATTCTTTGACTATAAGTTTACCTTTAGTTTTGTTTTTCAGTTTATCAACTTTCTTCTCAAACATTTTCTTAGACAAGTCGGGTAATTCTTTCATAGGAACATTCATAGTGTTTGCATCTATTCTCTCTGCAATCCTTTCCTCTGACATTTCTAGTGTAATGTATAAAACATTCTTGTTCATCATAAGACATGAAGCAGCTTGGTGACACATAAACAATGATTTACCAACACCAGTTCCAGCAAGAACAATGTTAAGTGTTTTGTTTGGTAATCCACCTTTGGTAATCTTGTTGAAGTATTCTAAGTCAAACGGAATCTTCTCTTCTTCCGTATGATAGAATTCCCATCTTGCATCTGAGTCTTCTAACACGTCATGTCCAATGTTTGTGTCAAAGGACACGGAAAGTGCGTCTTTCAATAGTTCGGGTATTTCACCAGTAGACCTTTGTGATTTCTTGTCAATGACTTCAATCGAATCCATGACTGCAATATAGATTGCTCTATCTTTACACCATTTCTCCGTTTCTTCCACTAACCACTCACTTGGTGTGGTCTCCTTATCTTTACCAATCTTATCAACTATAGTTTTTGAACCTTTTGCAATACTCTCGTTAAGAGAAGAATTGTTTTCAAGATTTATGAGAAGTGCTTCTACAGTTGGGGATTTGATATACTTCTGAAAGTATTCATGTATTTCATTGAATACAGTTCTTTCATCAGTATCGGCAAAATACTCGGACTTAATGAATGGGACGCACTTTCGTGCAAACTCTTCATTCTGAACTAGGTTCTTCAGTATCGTCTGTTCTATTCGTGTTTCCATATTTAAAGTATCCTTCTACTACTGTTTCGAGTCTTTCCATTACATCGGGTGTAAAGTATTTCTCGGGGTTGTTATTAATTGTTTTACCAAATTCTGTTTTACCATTTGGTAGTTTGATACGAGTAGAACTTTTCTCAAAGATTCCACTTGCAAGTGCAAGGTCTAAAAGACCATAGTATCTATCTAGTCCACTGTCATAAGATAGTCTTACGTCAACTATTCTATTTTCTACAGTCAATCTAGATTTTGCATTCTTACAATGAATGATATTACCAACGACTTCTGTTCCTTCCTTCTCTTTTTTCTTTGAAAGATAGATAATTGAAGAGGCTGCATATTTGAGACCACTTCCACCACCCATTTCTTTCTGAGGGAACATAGAACCAATCACGTCATAAGTGTGATTAGTTACAATCATTGGAACACCAGCACGTCCTAACTTAAGTGTTAGAACTCTGAATGCACCTTTAACAACTTGAGCACGAGTCATGTCTCGGGTTTCTTTACCCTCGGCAGTGTCCTCGATTTCTTTAGTAGTTGATAACATTCCAAGTGAGTCAAGACACATCATCATAGGTGGTCTCTTATCCTTGGGTGTTTCAAGATACTTATCAAGTATGGATATTGCCTGTTTTCTGAATTCTTGAACAGTGACCACAGGCACGATAACCATTCTTTTTGAATCGATTCCTCTATCTTCAATCATTGATTTACTGATTGCAGATTCAGATTCGAAATAGATAACTGCAGAATCGGGGTGGTCTTCAAGGAATTGTTTTACCATACCCAAGGCAAAGTAAGTTTTTCCTGTTGCAGATTCACCTGCGATTGCAGTGATTTTGTTTGAGGGAAGTCCACCATATAGTGAACCACTCAAAAGTGAATTGAAGACATAACTACCCGTATCTACGAATGTATCTACGTCTCCAGCAGCCACACCATCTGAAACTATATTTGCATATTCGTTTCCAGTTGATTTGACTAAATCTTTAATAAATGACATAACACTTCTCCATAATGTATAACTCTATTATACATATGTAGTCCGTTATTGTCTAGGGGGTTTTGTCTAATTTGTTTGAAATTTCACAAAGTTTTTGGTCAACCTTGATATGTTCTTCCATCATAGAAACAAGTTGATTAACTTTAGATTCTAGGTGTATAATAAATCCAAAGATTATTGCAATCATAAAGATATAGAAACAGTCCATTATTGTTATAATCATGATACTTTATCTATATCCTCTTGTGTTACATAACCTTGGTGCATAACTCTTTGTCTGTTATCCAAGTGTTGTTCTTCAATTAGGTCTTTACTGTCTCCAGTGTAAGGAACTGCATGTGAATCTAATATCATTTGTTTGTTGATATTAACTTTATGACCAAATACTGGGTGACCTTCTACGTGGTGTGTAAATAACTCACCAAGGATTCTACCAAATTTACCTTTGTCGTGTGATACAAGTGATACACTTTCACACTCCTCTAGTAATTTTTTAAGGTGTTTCTTACTTGCTTTACCAAATAATTTTTCGACTTTATCTCTAGTTCTAGATTCTGGCGTGTCAATACCCAACATTCTAACTCTTTGTTTTTTGTAAACCATACCGAAACCTAAATCGATATCCACATCAATAGTGTCTCCATCTACGACTTTGACTACTGTTACTTTATACTCATACATAATTATGTTTCCTATGAGAAGATTTTTCTTCCCAGTTTTCTATTGCTTTTCTTATACTGTCTTCTGCAAGAACAGAACAATGTAATTTGATTGGTGGTAGTTCTAATGCTTCTGCAATGTCTTTATCTTTAACTAGTTTTGCTTCTTCGATAGTTTTACCTGTAAGCATGTCAACAAACAAAGAAGAACTTGCAATAGCACTTCCACAACCATATGTTTTAAATTTAACATCAACGATTCTCTCGTCCATGTCTAACTTCAATTGAAGTTTCATGACATCACCACAAGCAGGAGCTCCAGTCATACCCGTTGCGACCATTGGGTCTTTAGGGTCAAATCTTCCGACTGCATGTTTCTCGGGGTTATTTAAAACCTCTTCGAATCTATCTACTACTTGTTTACTATATGCCATTATATTTATTTATGTTAATAAAAAAGAGGGAACTACTAGTTCCCTCTTCTAGTTCTACATTTTTGTGGGAACTCTGAACAATAGAGCATCATAGCCTCCAGTAATACAACTGTCGGAATGACCTCCTCTACTTTTTTTCAGTTTTCTCTTCCTCTTGTAGTTCATCTGTCTGTCTATCAACTTCGTCTGCTACAGTGTTAACAACACCTGTTGCAGTATTAGCTGCTAAAGTTCCAACTGAGACTACATCATCTGCAACTGCATTTACCAATGTTTGAGTTCCTTGAACTGCACCATCGACAACACCAGTTGTAAACTCTTTACCACCTTCAATAACTGCTCCAACTGAGGCACAAGAAGGAAGTAATATACCCACAAAAATAGCAATATATGCTATTTTCATTGTTTACTCCGTTATGGATTAATTTCATTAGACCTCCAACTGAGAATCTAACTCCTATGGTATTTAGTGTCAAACAAGTCCCAATCCATCGGGTTTTGAGTTTTCTTGTATTGAGTGAATGTTCTATCGTAATCATATGCAATATACAAACCAAAACCACCTATTGCAGCTGCAAGAAGTATATAACCTATTGCAATTGGTATAATTGGGAACATATAAAACATTATCAGTGTATGTGCAGTCGATACACTATACACATAAAACTTTATACTAATCAGTAGGTGCCACATCTTTACCTAAAAGTAAATCTTTGAAGTCGTTTGAATGCCAATAACTGTCCAGTGTAATATCCACTACCAGTGCAATCAAAACGAATGTTAAAATTATTCCAAGATATAGATTAATAAATGCATTAATCTTCATCCAACGTATCATGTGTTTCATAGTGTCTCCTAACCAAAGAACGAATCTAAACTTGCAACTGGTTCTACATTCCAGTTGATTAGATTAACAATATTCTTTAATGGTTCATTAAATGCTTTATCAAACTGCATATCATAATCAATGAATCTATGTAAGTCTAACTCTCTTGGTAAAGAACTTGAGAATGCAATTACATTTTCATTGATTGGATTTGGGGTTGTGAGATATGCAAAACGAATCTTGTCTGAGTTCTTAATCATTTCATATCTCATGTTGAGGTTCTTGGATTTCAGTAAATGATTGTGTAGAAGTGAACCTCGAACATGAATTGGTGTACCCTTTCCGTAAATATGAGCTGGGTCTGAATAGGTTACGAGGTTTTTAACACCTCTTGGGAATGCAACTTCTTCGGGTGGAAGGTTTCTAAATTCTTTTCGTGCAGTCTCTACGAACTCCCATAGGTCTTGTTCAGTTCCATTCATAACCACCTTTAAGGCTTCTGTTAGTTTGGTTCTGACCCATTGAGGTGTAGAAGACTTTGCAGTCTCAATACCCATCATTTTAAGTTTAGGTTCTGCAAGTCTGACACCTTCGTTATCGTGAACATTGAGAATGTATCTTTTCTTTGCAGTCCAAATACCTCTGTCTGCAATTACCTCACGTCCCATTTGCATTTTCTGTTGGAATGCATTGGTGTATTCTGCAAGGTCGTCAAAACCACGTGCAAGAACTTGTTCAATCATTCCCTCTGATTTGTTTAGGAAATCTACAATCTTAGTCTTGTCTGTTTCTTCGGGTAACACTTGTTTAACCAGTTTATCCATAGTGATATAAACTGAATCAGTATCCATTGCAATCACATAGTCTTCACCTTCTGTATTAAGTGTCTTGTTTAAGAATTCGTTAATGGTCTTCTCTGCCCATTTGATAATTAACTGACCACTGGTAGTAATTGATTCTGCAAGGTCAATAGAAAAGAATGCAAAGTATTGATTTGCAAGAGCTCCATATGCAGAGTTCAGTGCAATCTTACGAACCTGTTGATTGTTATATGCACGTTTAATAAGTGTATCAAGTTCTTTCTTACGTTTGGGTTCTTTACAGACTTCTCGTTCTTTCTGATAACCAATCATTTTCTTCTTCCACTCTTTTCTTTCGTCATAGAATTTTTCCATGAGTTCGGGAAGAAATCCCTGTTTGTTTTTAGAATACATTACACCATTTGGACATACTGCATGACCTTGTTGATAGACATAAGATAAATCACATTCTTTGTTTAACATTCTGTCAATGGTCAAGTCTTGTCTGTTTCCCTTTATCATTTTCTCGGGTGAGATATTGTATTGCATAATGATATGTGGATACAGTGAGTTCAAGTCAAAAGAGACAACCCAGTCATGTCCACCGACAATTGGGTCTTTAACATATGCACCAATAATTTGGTGTGTTTTATCATTACCACTCTTTAATCTTTGGGGTGGTGTTTGTATGTTTTGTTCTTTAAGGAAGTTGTAAATAATAGTTTCCCAATACTTCACCATTCCGAAAGTGTCGTTGTAATTACACTTTGCATTGTATGACATTGCACAAGTCAATTCAATCAGACCAAGTTTTTCTTCTAGTTGTTCAACAAGGACAACGTCTTTGACATTATATTCTAAGAATTTTGCATAGTCCTGTTTGTAGAGTGTATGTAGATTTCCATACTCTGAGTAATCTAGTTTACCTGTTCCAAGTTCTACTTGTGCAATGTTTTCTAGTTTGTAGGATTCTTGATTTACGAATGTATGTTTACGATAGAGTTCAAGATAGTCAAGAACGTTGACACCATATAAATTAAATATCATTTGTCTTTGACCATAGTTAGACATGAATTCTCTCACGTCACATTGATTCCATGGTGAAAGCTTCTTGTGTTCTCCCTCTCCTAGTATTCTGTCAATACGATTACAAAGATATGTAATATCGAATGAGTTTACATTCCAACCTGTAATGATATCAAAAGATTCTTGTCTCCAGTATTTGATAAACTGAGTTAAGAGGTCAACCTCACTATTACAGTTATGATATACTACGTCTGTTCTGTTGTGTTCCCAAGGCCCAAGACCAAAAACATGTGTATCTTTACCAAGTGGTTTTAGTGAGATTGCATTGACCTTTTCAGTTGCAAGAGTTGGTTCGGGAAATCCGTCTTCACACTCACACTCAATATCAAGTGTTGCAATCTTTATATGTTTTAAGTCAAACTCTATGTCACCTTGAAATTTATCTGCAATATAAGTGTAGATATATCTGTCGTATCCATGGATTTCGAATCCGTCTACACCATTGTATTGTTCTCTGAACTTTCTTGCACCACCCATAGAGTTTAGGTTCACTGCTTCCAGTGACCTTCCGTCTAATGATTTGAATGGGGTGTCTCCTTTCTTTGAAGGAATGTAATGATTGGGTCTGTAGGAAACTGTTAGTTTTTGTTGTTTCCCGTTCTTGTAGCCTTTGACAAGTATTTTGTCACGTGTTCTGCAAACGTTAGTATAGAAATCCATGTAGTTATTATACTACAAGGGGGTCTATTCTGTCAAGGTAGTAACTTTGTTTTTGTTGTGTAAAATGTCATAAGTGACATCATACTTTTCTTTTGCATTTGCAAGTTTCTCAATTTGAGTATCGAGTGCTTGAGCAATGTCGGGGTGTTCACCAATACCAGCTGGATTGTTTTTGTATACTTCAATGTTTGCCATTGCAATATCCATTTCACCTTGATATTGACTCAATAGTGCTTTTAATAGTGTTTCTCTTCCCATTATTTACCCCTTTGTCTTTTGTTGTTACCAGTTGCAACTTTGAAGTTAGTTTCTAGTTGTGGTCTTGGTTCAAATACTGTTTGAACTAAGTCTTTATTTATTGTGAATGTATATTCTTTTGCAAACGGAATCCATGGTGCAAGGTTAACTTCATACTTTCCGTCTTCGGTATTTGTTAAACAAATTTGTGCATCACTGATTGTATAATCACCACTGATTAGTGAAGTAGAAACAAAACCAATCAATACTTCTCCAGTGTCAAGTCTAATACATTTTACTTTAGACACTTCTGACAATCTCCTGTAGTTCGATTGAACGTCTTCCTACTTGTTTGAACCAACGGCTGTCTTCCATTTCGACTGCAACCTTTTCCCAATCACATTCAACAACACCTTTCCACATATTATTAAACTTACCAAATCTAGTTCCACCTAAATTGAAAGTCATGTTTATGAGAACATGTTGTATATCTTCGGGAAGTGCATAGAAGTCTTCTCCACCTTTTGACTCAAACACATGAATTGTTTCTTCTACGTGTTTTTCAAAATCGTGTTCGTATACTTCGTCTACTCTTTCTTGTGAAACGGGTGTTCCTACTGGTTGACCAAACTCGGGGTCTCCTTCTTTAACTAGGTGTCCTACACCAAAAGTTAAATATCCTAGTGAGTCTTCATAAATCTCTAGGACTTCACCCTCATGTCTTTTTATCTGTTCCTTTAGTATCTCTTTGTTCATTCTCTTTCCTCGCTTGTTCCTCTATGAGTTCAACCAATATATCTCCCATAAGATTATTTAGTTCGATATTATTTAGGAGTTCTTCAAGGTCATGATTCTCGGGAACGACAACAATATCTCTTTGAAAATTTAAGTGTTTCTTACCTTCTACAAATTCTACTTTACCATAAACATAGATAACACCTTCCCATTCTCCTTTAGTAATTTGAATGCCTGACATGTTAAGTTTGTTATTGTCTACTACACAATAAACACCTTCGTCAAATAGTGGTGTTCTACCCAAAGAAACTCTCCAATGTATTACGTCTGTTAGGTAAGAATAAGTCTTTATTTGTTTTAGAGAACCACCATACATTTTCCATGTATAGTTTTTTCATAAAGTCTTGCATTGCAGTTCTATCAATACCTTCTTTATCAGATACTTGATTACTATCATTTTCACCTTTTACGTCTGACCACTTCTCTAAGAATGCAGTAGAAGATTGAGGCCTCTGCATGATTCTCATTCCTATCTGACCTTTGAAGTGTTCTCTTAGTTCGTCTACTACTTCATCACATGAAGGGAACATTTTACCTTTCACCTTCGGATTCATAATATTAATAAGTAAGTGTCCGTCATCGGATAACACTTCAAATGATTTTTTAGAAACAGGAATAAAGAAGTCGTCTCTCCATGATTCGTATTCTGAGAACTTACTCCATGACTGGTCTTCTTCGTGTTCTCCACCTTTGTTATAGGTCTCTGTTGAAAAATATGGTGGGGAAGTAAATGCACAATCTACTGGTGGGAACTTATCATAAGGAATATCCTCTGCACCACTTCTATAAATTATAACTCTCTTCTCACCAACTGACATAAACTTGTCTTCGGTTTCTGTAATTGTAGGTTTATTACCTGTAAGAATCTTTTCATATTCTATGCATTGTTTCTTATATACTTCGAATGTGTTTGGGTTTGGGTCACAACCAATATACATTTCTGTTCTTTGACTTGCAAAGAATCCACATAGTCTATCTCCCCAACCACAACTAGTGTCTAATACAACTCTTGCATCAGTCATTTCATAGAAACACTTTGCAACTACTGGTTTGAATTGTGTTGCAATATAAGCTCCTAGTCTGAATGCCATTCTGTAGGTGTCTTCTCTTAATGAACCACCAACTAATCTAATAACTTCATTTCCGTCTACGTCTGTTGTTGTCTCTTTTTGAATATCATTAACCCCTCTCCATATTGCACCGAGAGGTGATTTTAATTCTTTTGCAGTTGATTCTTTGAATGCATTCAATGGTGCTCTATGTCCATATGAATCACATGCAAGTCTTAGGTGTTGCATAAAGTAATCACTTGCGTCATTGAATGTGGAAGGTGCATTGACCATTCCGTGTCCCCATTCTGAATATGGGTATTTGTAGTCGTCATATTTTTCTACGACTTCTTCTTCTAAATTTTCGTGTGGGTATATAAACTTCCATACGTCATAGTTTAAAAGTTTGATAAAGGTGTTTCTCATATCTTCATGAGAGATTTGTTTTAGAGGGAACTCGGGTCTTTCTTTTTCAATATAATCTGCAAGAACCTCACGGAACTTTTCTCTTCCGTATTCTTCTGTTAATGCATCAAAGAGTTTACCCTCAATTAAAGGTAAACCCTTCTCGTTTGCATTGTCTTTTAAGACTTGATACAGTTTATCCGACAAACTCGTCCCCATCGTCCCATGCACAACCAGTTAGTCCACCAGCTTGTAAACCTTTTAAAGTTCTTAGAACTTCGTTATGGTTTCTTCCAGTGTCTAATGCATTACTTGAAGCATGTTGAATGACTCTGTTTTTGTCAAAAATAAATGTTGCACGATAACAAACACCATTTTCTTCATCTACAATACCTAGTGCATTCGATAAACCAAGTCCACAATCAGCTGCAAGTGTATGTCTGATATTTCCAATCAGTTCATTATCTTGTTTCCATGCTAATTTACAGAACTCATTATCACCACTAATTCCTATCACGTTTGCATGGTCGACTAATGTGTCGAAACCAGCAATCTCTGTAGGACATATAAAGGTAAAGTCTTTAGGATAAAAGTAAACCACTGACCAATCATGTTTGAGTGGTGTATAGCCTTCTTCTACTGTAACTCTCACAAATTCATTGTTTTCATTAACCCCTTGCAGTGAGAACGCAGGGAATAAGTCACCTGTTGATAACATAGTAAATCTCCATAATATAAAAGGATACACCTATTATACAACATAACAGGTGTATCCGTAAGAGGGTTTTTAAGAAATTTTGATTTCTTGAGGTTTGTCTTCCTCAGGCACAATTCTCTCAAGTGATACCTTCAAAATACCGTCCTTCATGTCTGCACCATTGACGACAATATCGTCTGCTAGTGTAAACCTTCTAGTAAAGTTTCTTGAAGAGAGTCCTTGATGAACAAACTCTTTACTTTCTTCTTTTTCCTGTTCACCTTTAATGATAAGAACTTCTTTCTCTTTTAAGATTGAAATTTCTTTCTTACCAAATCCAGCTACTGCAAGTTCGATTACAAAGTTTTCTGCATCGACTTTTACAATATTGTAAGGTGGATAGTTTGCATTAGATTGTACATCTGCACGTTCTAATAGTTGAAGAGTTCTGTCGAACCCGATTGCGAATGGGAATGATTTCCCGAAGACATCGTCATAGATAGTCATAGTTTTCTCCTTTATTAAGCAAGTTTATAATGTGCAACCTCTAATGAGCATTGCATTAATGTTCGAGAACCGAGCTCTTTTGAAGAAATGGGGTCACTTGATGTCGGCGTTGCCCAATCCAAGTTCCAAATCCGAGCTCTTTTAAAGTTCTCTCACAATGGTATTTATAACACCATACTACTATTATATGGGTTTTTTCTAAAATTTCAAGGGG